TGAATGCCGAGTGAGTGCGATTCAACCGCCAGCCTGCGATTTCATCATCAAACCGCCCGGCGACAAGGACAGCCCCGACGTGCTGGCGTGCGTGCGCGCCAAAAAGACCGATGTGCTGATGAGCCAGGGCTTCGACATCCTCGATGCGGTGGTCAGCCTCTACTTCGAGCCTGCCGACGGCGCCAAGCAGCACCGGGTGCTGCACATCCGCGTCAAGCCGACCGGCATTGCCAATCTGCGCGAGATGGAAGAGGCCGACGTCCACCTGGCAGAAACCCTGCTGCGCGCTCTGGGCGTGATGCAAGACCCGCCCACGCCGGTGGCAGCCGATGAGGCCGTGACCGACAGCGAGATGCTGTGAGCGAAGGTCCGGTCAACGCACCCGCACTGGCTGAACTCTGCGCCTTGCTGGAGACGCCCGACCAGCAGCTGTTGCCGGATGGGGTGGGGCTGGGCGGACGCGCTGTGCTGTACCAGCGTCTGCGCGACTGCGAGGCGTTGAGCCTGGCCGCAGAGGTGGTGCCCGAGGTGCTGTGTCCGGATTGCCGCGAGCACCGGGTACGACCGCAACCGCTGGCCGGCGCCCCTGGACGCTACCAGGCGCTGTGCTTTGAGTGCGGGGAGGTGGAACTGCCCAAGGCGCAGGTACGGCTGTGGCAGGCCCATCCGGGCAAGGTGGCGGATTGGTTGCACCAGGCCTTGGGATTGCGAGGTCGTCACCCCCTTGCCGAACTCATCCCGGGCGTGCTCTGGCACCTGGGGGAGCTGGAGATTCGCCGCCACCGGCGCAGTTTCTTCTTCGGCTGCCGGCTGGACAGTGACCCTGTGCAGGCACGCGCCAAACTGGCCGAGTTGGCTGCACCTGGCGCCGAGGCGGTGATCACCACCACCGAGGCGGCGCTGCTCAGGGCCTCGCCCCTGGCCGACTGCCGCGTGATTCCCCTGCGCGCGGTGGCCCAGCTGCGCAAGGGGCATCTCACGCTGGAGCCGCTTGACGGGTATTTCGATGGCCTGGCGCCGCCCGTGACCAGTGATGAAACCTCGCTGTGGCTGCTGCACACCCGGCGCGTCGTGCTGATCGGCGGCGCAGAGCACAAGCTCTCGCCGCAGGTGTATGGCTTCCTCAAGGTTCTCGAAGACGCCGATGGCGACGAAGTACACAAGCGGGAAATCGCGCAGGCGCTGGGGATCTCGGAGACCTTCCGTTACGCCGACATCAAGAAGCGCCACAAGGCGGTGTTCGACACCTTCGTGCAATCCGACGACAAGGGCCACTTCTGGCTGCGTCCGGAGTTTCTGATTCTGGAAAGGGGGTGAGCCAACGACAAGACAGCCTCGTGACCCTCTTTGTTTCTTGATCTCTATCCATTGAAAAGGACTCCATCATGACCGGAAAAAACCAACACGTTGTCCCCCGTGAAGAAGGCTGGGCCGTTCGCGGCGAAGGCAATACCCGAGACACCTCTCTGCACCGCACGCAGGCCGAGGCCGAGCGCGCCGCACGCGAGATTGCCATCAATCAAAAAAGCGAAGTCTTGATCCATGGGGAGGATGGGCGCATCCGTGAGCGCAACAGTTACGGCAACGACCCTTACCCACCCAAAGGCTGATCGCTAACAGCGCTACCCCGCGAGCCCGGACTGACCCTCCGGGCTTTTTTTCGTCTGGTGGGCAACTTGCCCACCCCTTTGCCCACCCCTCCGGGTATCCCTGGAACGCCGCAGGCCACAGCTGCACCTGGCTCAAGCGCTGCCAATCCCATGAGTCCACGGGTTTCTCGTTGACCCGCCCGTCCGGCATCGCCTGACGGGCTTTTTTGCGTCTGGCCGGTGGCGAACCCCCTATTTACCAAATCTGCCCACCCTTTCCGTCCACTTTGCCCACCGGTTTGCCCACCCCCTGGTTGGGACCATGGCCCTGCAATTTTGCACATGACAACAGGAGCCAAAACGTGAGCATCAAGCACCTGAATCAACGCCAACTGGCCGAGCGCTGGGGCGTGAGCGAAGCCAGTCTGGAGCGCTGGCGCACTGAGGGCATCGGCCCGATTTTCCTGAAACTGCAAGGCCGCATCGCCTACCGCCTGGAGGACGTCGAGGCCTTCGAAGCGCAGAACCTGCACAAGAGCACGACCGAGCGCGTCAGCCCAGGAGGTGTGGCATGAGCGCACGCCTGAATGCCGGGGTGGGCACGAATCTGCCCACCCCTTTGCCCACCCCCCTGGCAGCCGCGCTGGAGACCTCCGGCGTCCATCTGCCCATCCCCTTCCTCGATCTCTCCGCCCAGGTCATCCGTGACCTGCCGCTGGAGAACGTTGCTGCCCTGCAGCGCTTCATCAGCGACGCCAAGTCCGAGCTCGGCACCCTGGCGGCCATGGTGCAGACCGGCCTGGAGATGCGCTACGCCGATGCGGCCAAGGCGCAACTGCTGGCCCAAGGCAAAGACACCGGCACCACGCACATCGAGGACGGCGACTTCGACATCACCGTCGAGGTCGACAAAACAGTCGCCTGGGATCAAGCAGAGCTGTCCTCGAAGTGGGATCGGATCAGCGCCAGCGGTGATGACCCGCGCCAGTACATCACCGCCAAATTCAGCGTCAGCGAGTCGCGCTTCAAGGCATGGCCCGAGGTCTTGCGCCAGCAGTTCGAGTCGGCCCGCACCGTGACCCCGGGCAAGCCCAAGTTCGTGCTGCGCCGGGCTGGGGAGGGCAAGTGATGACTGCGTCCCTCCCCCTGCATCCGGCCGCCGAGCTCTTCCCGGTCATGGATGAGGCAGCCTTCGCCGCCCTGGTGGCGGACATCGCCGCCCACGGCCAGCGCGAACCGATCCTCGTTCTGGATGGCCAGGTCATCGACGGTCGCCACCGCCTGCGTGCCTGCGAGCAACTGGGGCTGGAGCCCTTGGTGCGCCAGGTCAGTGCCGACGACGGTGATCCCTTCGGTCTGGTCGTTTCGCTCAACCTGCATCGTCGGCATCTGAGTGAAGGGCAGCGCGCCATCATTGCAGCGCGTTTGGCCACATTGCCTCATGGCAGGCCTGATGCAAATGCGCAAATTTGCGCATTTACCCAGGACGAGGCGGCTCAGCACCTCAAGGTCTCTCGACGTACTGTGCAGCACGCACGGGCAGTGCTCGATCATGGCATTGACGAGCTACAGGCCGCAGTCAAGGGTGGCGAAATTTCAGTCTCAGCAGCGGCCGAGCTCTCTCGTTTGCCCGCCGACACCCAGCGCGCAGCCCTCACCAAAACGCCCGAGGAGATCCGCGCCATCGCCCGCGAGGTGAAAGCGCGCATCAAGGAGGCCGGCGTCTGCGGCCCCTCGGCCGTCAAGATCTTCGAGCAGCTCGCCGCCGACCAGAACCTCTCTGGCATCGAGCAGTGCGCCGTGGTCGAGGTCATCAAGGACGAAGACTCTCCGCTGCCCACCCCAAGTGAGGCCAAGCGCATCGCCCGTGAAGGCGCGCCAGGCCTGATGGTGCTCGGCAGCGATGGCCGCTACCACACCGCCCCCGGTGACCCCGAAGAGAACGCGCGCATGGAGCGCTGGATGCGCCTGCGCGAAGGGCTGGAGCTCATGGCCACTGTCCCGTTCCCGCCCACGGTCGCCGTGGAGGCCATCCCAGCCTACCAGCACAAGAACGTCAGCGAGTGGCTGGGCCGCGTCGTGCCCTTCGTTAATCAACTCAACCAACTCTGGAGCGAACACCATGCGTAATCCCGTCATGCGTGCTTTGCGCGAGGCCGTTCGCGCAGAGATTTCTCACGCCTTTGAAGTCACTGGCCACGCCCGTCCGCGCGACGTTGCCCGGGTCGTCTGCGCGCTGCATCCCGATGATGTGCTCTCTATCGGCACCCGTCTGGCCGAAGACGCCCTGACCGAGATCGCCCGTCGCGAGCTCAAGAAGAACACCCAGGGTCGGGATCTGGTCAGCCAGATGCAATTGCCCGGGGTGCCAGAGACATTGACCGCGCAACTGCCGCCGGCCATCAGCATTCCGCTCGACGCAGAGGTCGAGGACGAAGACGGCGAAGGCGTCATCTACAAGCCGCTGGCCCAGGCCACGCTGGCCGACGTCAATGCCCACCTGCAGCTGCTGGCCACCCAGATCAACGCCGACACCCGTCGCCACCGGGCCTTGAAGGAGTTGCGCGATCTGGCCTTGGCGGCCGGTGCGACCGACGACAGCCCGCTGCTGTCGGCCTTCGGTACGGCCGAGTCCTTGATGACGGAGGTGGCGTAATGGCCTTCCCCATCATCTCCGCTGATCAGCGCCTGGCCGAACGCCACGGCGTCAAGCTCGTCCTGCTGGGCAAGAGCGGTCTGGGCAAGACCACCCAGCTCAAGACACTGCCTGAAGACAGCACCCTATTCGTCGATCTGGAGGCAGGCGACCTGTCGGTCAAGGACTGGCGCGGCGACTGCGTGCGCCCCAAGACCTGGCCGGAATTCCGGGATCTGGCGGTGTTTCTCGCTGGCCCCAATCCGGCCCTGCCGACTGAAGCGCCGTTCTCGCAGGCGCACTTCGACCATGTTTGCCAGCAGTACGGCAGCCCCGAGCAACTGGCCAAGTACGACACCTACTTTGTCGACTCGATCACGGTGCTCTCGCGCCTGTGCCTGACCTGGGCCAAGAGCCAGCCGGCAGCGTTCTCGGACCGCACCGGCAAGGCGGATCTGCGCGGTGCCTACGGACTCCTGGGCAGCGAAATGATCGGCGCACTGACCCACCTGCAGCACGCCCGGGGCAAGCACGTCGTGTTCGTGGCGATCCTGGATGAAGTCACTGACGACTTCAACCGCAAGGTCTTCGCGCCGCAGATCGATGGCGCCAAGACCAGCCTGCAGCTGCCCGGCATCGTCGATGAGGTCATCACGCTCGCGGAGCTCAAGACGGATGAGGGCGAGGCCTACCGGGCCTTTGTCTGCCACACGGTCAATCCCTGGGGTCTGCCCGCCAAGGACCGCTCCGGCCGCCTCGATCTGGTCGAGCCCCCGCACCTCGGGCAGTTGATCGCCAAGTGCGCGCAGGCGCAAAGCGCGGCGCGAACTGTATCTGCGCCCCTGACCACCGCATTGCCTTCTCTCAACGAATCCCACGCTTCCCAGGAGTAATCCGCCATGAGTTTCTTCGACTTCAACACCGCTGACCAACAGCAATCGTTCGATCTGATCCCCAAGGGCACGCTGGCCCGGGTGCGCATGAGCATCAAGCCCGGTGGCTTTGATGATGCCTCCCAGGGCTGGACTGGAGGCTGGGCCACCCAGTCCCATGACACCGGTGCTATCTATCTCGCCTGCGAAGGCGTGGTGATGGAAGGCCCGTTTGCCCGCCGCAAGGTGTGGTGGAACATTGGCCTGTATTCGGCCAAGGGCCCGACCTGGGGAAACATGGGCCGCACTTTTGTGCGCGCCGCGCTCAACAGCGCCCGCAACATCCACCCCGGCGACAACAGCCCGCAAGCGCAGGCCGCGCGTCGCATCAGCGGCTTCGGTGACCTCGAAGGCCTGGAGTTCGTGGTCCGCTTCGACATCGAGAAAGACGGCCGGGGCGAGGATAAGAACACCATCAAGTCGGTGAT